GTGAAGCGTGGCTGGTCTACGCGACACACTGGCGGCACTACTCGGCGTGAGCACGTACGAGAAGGCGCCTGCGTCGCAGGTGGACTGGAAGCGCGTGTCAGAGCACCGCGCAGAGCATGCGGGCAGCATCACGCGGCAGTCGTACACGCAAACGCGCTGGTACGTCGCAGACCTCGAGGACGCCGTACGGATGGCCGACGCGGGGAACCTGCAGAAGGCCGCGCGGCTGTGGAAGGCCATGCGGCGCGACGCGGTGATCTCCGGCCTGATGAGCACATGCACTGATGGGCTCGTCCGGCTGCCGAAGCGATTCTACGGGGATGCGCAGCAAATCGAAGAGCTCGAGTCGCGCAACGGAACACGCAGCGTGTTCGACGAAATGTTTCCCGCTGCCGAGCTCGCGAAGCTTGCGGCGGATGGTCGCGTGCTCGGCGCTGGCGTGGCGGAGCTCCTGCCGGTCAAGGGTCGCGAGTTCCCGGTGATGGTCACCCTTGACCCCGAGTGGCTCCAATACGACTTCTCCGACGGCAGGTGGTACTACGACTCAGCGGTAGGGCGATTGCCTATCACCCCAGGCGACGGGCGGTGGATTCTGCACTTGCCAGGTGGCCGGACGAATCCGTGGCAGACCGGGCTTTGGTACCCGCTCGGCGACGCGTGGATTCCGAAGACGCATGCTCGCGGATACCGCAACACGTGGGAGTCGAAACTCGCGAACCCTGCTCGCGTCGCTGTGTCGCCAGCTGGGGCCAGCGAGGAGCAGGAGCAATCCTGGTTTGAGGCTGTCATGGCCTGGGGTGTCAACCCGGTTTTCGGGATGAAGCCGGGCTACGACGTCAAGCTGGTGGAGAGCAACGGTCGCGGGTGGGAATCGTTCGCGAAGACAAACGCGGACGCCAACACCGAATTCATGATCGCGATCGCTGGGCAGACCGTCACCACCGACGGCGGCGCTGGGTTCCAAAACAGCGACATTCACAAGACGATCCGCGCCGACATCATCAAGGCGATCGCTGACGGTGTCGCGCATACGGCGAACACGCAGGGACTTCCCCCTTGGGTCGTCAACCGCTGGGGCAAAGAGGCGCTCCGGACGCGTGCGACGGTGGAGTGGGATGTTACGCCGCCGAAGGACCGCAACGCAGAGGCGACCGCGATGGTCACCTTCTCGAACGCGATCAAGGGCCTTCGGGAAGCGCTCGCCCCGTACCGCAAGGACGTCGACGTTGTTGCGCTGTCTCAGGCGCACGGCATCCCGCTGGTCGACGTGGCCCCTGCGCTTTCGGTGGTGCCCACCATCGAGGAGGCTGCATGAGCAACCTGGCGCAAGGGAGGGCTCTTCAATTGAACACCGCGGGATGGGGCACACTGTCGGTTTCTATCGAGCTCGTTGACGACAAGCTACCGACCGAGTTCCGAATATTCCAGGCGGGGATCAACACGTCGCTGAACGGGGATTTCCTCTTCGACGAGGAAGCCGCGGCGGACGTGATGACGGCGGCAGCGAATCACGCCGTTAGGTTCATGATCGACCTCGAGCACCTGTCTCTTGACGACAAGAACCCGAACTACGACCCAGACGCGCGGGGCTGGTACGACCTAGAGCTGCGCAACGGTGAACTTTGGGGGGTGTGCGCCGCGTGGACGCCAGACGGCGAACGCCGGTTGCGTGAGAAGACGCAGATCTACCTGTCACCATCATTTCCTTTCGACAAGACGACCAAGCGCGTGAAGTGGCTGCACAACGTCGCGTTGACGGCAACCCCGGCGCTCAACGGTATTCCGGCTCTCGTAGCAGCTCGGTTCAACGCGGCGGAGATGTCCACCAAAGGAGACGCCACCATGGCGGAAGATAACAGCAAAGCCATCGAGACCATGCTCAAGGCGCTTGGTCTAGATCCGAAACTGCCATCTAAGATGGCGACGCTTCTCGGCCTGGACGCTGCCGCGTCGCTCGAGGAAATCAAGTCCTCGCTTGGGAAGTTCGAGGACACGCTTTCCAAGCTGCAGGCGGTGGCGAACGGCGACCCGGCGAAGGTCGAGGACGCGCCGAAGACTGACACTCCTGCCGCCGACGCTGCGCCGGCGGCAGACGCCCCTATGGCGGCCGCCAGCTCGAGCAACGAGAAGCTGCTCAGCGCGGTCGAGAAGCTCACCGCCAGAATCGCCCAGCAGGACGCGGACGCGGCGGCGCTTTCGGCGGCCAAGGAGCGTAGTGAGTTCATCGCCAGCCGCAAGTGGCCTGCCGAAGTTCTCGGTTGGGTCAACGACGCGGCGACCCCGTTGGTTGAGTTGCAGCGTTTGGCGGCCAACGGCAACATCCCGCTCTCTGTTGCTCCCGTCGCAGGTGCCTCGGTGTCGGAACAGGGCACTCGTGGCGCAGGTGCAGGAGAAGACGTGCCGGCGCGACTGCGCGGCAAGGTGGACCCGGCAAAGTACGCTGAAATGCGCGCGGCCATCGCGGCGCGGAAGGGGATCTGAACATGACTGCTCTAGCACAGGAACGCACGACGAGCTTTGCAGGGGCGGTCCCCTCGCGAGGAACGTACCCCATCAAGGCCAACGTTCGCATTTGGAAGGGTGCGCTCGTCGGTCTGGACTCTGCCGGAAGAGCCATGCCGGCGGACACGATCGCGAACGGCTGTTTGCTGATTGTCGGCAAGGCGTCAGCGACGTACGACAACCGCACTGGCAGTGACCTCGGCGGAGCGGCGGCAGCGGTCGACGTCGAGGTCGAGTTCGGCACGTTCGATTGGGGCAACTCTGCCGACGCCGACGCGATCGCGGCCGACGACGTCGGGAAGCTTTGCTACGCGGTCGACGACCAGACGGTCGCACTGACCAGCAACGGCGGCGCGCGCACCGTGGCGGGCATCATCTCCGAGGTGATCGGCACGACGCCTTGGGTGTGGTCGAGCCCGGTGGTTCCAGCCTTCGAGGACGCTGCCGCGCAAAATGCGGCGATCGACGCGCTCGAGGCGCACGTCGTCAGCACAAGCAAGTACATGGATCTGCAGCTGCACTCCGGGTCTGGCATCGCAGCCGGTACGCCGCTGGCCGCGTTTGCGGACGGCGCGTCAACAACCCCAGGCGTCACGCTGGTGGACTCGAAAGCCTGGGGCGTGCGGTGGAACAACCACGCAACGCCGGCGGCTCTGTACAAGAGCTTTTCACTGCCGGATGACATCGACGTGACGGCGAATGCCACGCTCGTGATCCACGCGTCCAAGGTCGGGGCGACCGTCGGCGACGCGACGAAGTTCACCATTACCGCATACAACCAGGTTGTCGGAGCAGTGCACGACGCCGATGCAGACTACGGTGGTGATACGGATGCGATGGTTGGGGACGCAACCACCAAGACGATCCAGACGGTGTCTCGTACGCTGGCGCTCGCGAATCTGCCAGCGGTGCCGTCGAGCTTCACGATCGGCGTCAAGCCGAAGGACGGCACGCTGGGCACGGACGACGTGATCATCCACTCGGCGATTCTCTACTACAAGGGAAAGACTCTGACCTGATCGGTCGAGGAGATTGACCAATGGGAAGCGAATACAATCTGATTTCGACCGATGCGCAGAGAGCAGTCGAGGAGTTCTCGCAGGACTTCGCGGCCGCGCTGACGCAGCCCGGCGTGGTGGAGTGGGCCAAGCAGCACGGCCTATACCGAGCCACGCGAGCACTCAAGACCACCTACCCCATACCAGTGAGTGCCGCCGGCTACGCTGAGTTCAAAGGTGACGTCAAGTACCGCGCGCTATTCGAGAAGAGCATCGAGCTCAAGCCGAAGACGTGGCAGGACGGCGTCAGCGAGCTGGCGAGCGTCATCGAGGCGCCCGACTTCATCGGCTGGGTGAGTGAGCCTGCGGCCATGGCTGCGGCCGCCACGGCGCTCCTGAACGAGATCATCGCGGCGGCGCTCGAGGCCAACGCAGTGCACCCCTACGACGGCAAGACGTTCTTCGCGGCGGGCCACCCGTGCGACGTTTTCAAGGTGGCCACTGGCACCTTCGACAACGACTTCGGTGGCGCTGGGACTACGCTCACGTCGGCAAATCTGCGCACGGCCAAGACCAACTTCCGCAAGATCAAGGCGCCCAACGGAAAGCCGCTCGGCCTGCGGCTGACACACATGCTCGTCCCCGCAGCTCTTGAGGGCGCCGCGCTGGACCTGCGGAACCGGGACCTGGTCGTCGAGTCGTCGACCGTTGGGGCCGTCAACAACACCGACAAGGGCACCTTCGAGGTCATCGTGTCGGACGAGTTGACGAGCGACGCAGTGTGGTACCCGCTCGCGCTGAACAAGCCGGGGATGAAGCCCTGGATCGTGCAGGACGAGGGAGCCCCCGAGGAGATCCGGAGCGACAAGACGTCGCACCTGTACGCGACCACGTTGAAGGTCGGAGTGGCCTACGTGCTGCGCGGCAACGGGGCGCTCGCGCTGCCTCACTGCATCCAGAAGTGGGCCGGGTCCGCCTAAAGGAGCACCGCACCAGCCGACCCCTGATTGACATACCCGCCTATCAGCCTCGCACCGGCTCAGGTCCGCGCGAGGCTTCCCCGTCAGAGCCATGGCAGAGTTTGCAGGCTACCTCACCGTCGCAGAGTTCCGGGTGGAGACCACCGCTCCGGGACCGCTGGTCGACGACTGCGAGCGGACCCATCCAGGGTACCTGGCGGCGCGCATCAAGCGCCGGTCAGGCCGCATCAACACGCAACTCGAGCTCCGGTACGCGACCCCGTTTGCGGCGCCCTACCCGGACACCGTTGTCGAATGGGTCACCAAGCTTGTGACGCTCGACCTGTACGAAAAGGTCGGCTACCAGGCCTCTTCCGACCAAAACGCCTACGTGGCAGAGCGCGCGAAGGAAGCCCTCGCCGAGGTGCAGCTTGCCGCCGACGCGCAGACCGGGCTCTACAACCTCCCGCTGCGAGCCGACACCACCGCAAGCGGCGTGTCACGCGGAGGCCCGAGGGTGTACTCGGAGCAGTCGCCCTACGTCGGGTTCGACCGGCAGGCAGCGATCGCGCGCACCGAGGACGCTAACCGAACGGGGTCCAGACGATGAGCGCGCTCGGGGACCTCGAGGACGCCTTGAAGGCCGACGTGCTTGCGCGCCAGTCGACGACCGTAGTGGTGATGGGCGACCGCAAGCCTGCGCGTCAGATCGACCAGGCCACCGCGAGCGCGGGGCGCGTCGTGATTGAGCCAGTCATCGGCAACACCGTCGGCGAGCTCGTGGCGCCACTGCGTCACGGCGGCAACCCGCGGAACGTCGTCGACCTGCAGGTCAGCGCGACCATCTGGGTGTGGGCCTACGACGGCTCGACGCCGGAGGCTGCAGCGAGTGACCGGGCGCAATACGACGCAGTCGTTGCGCTGCTCAAGGAGACCGTGTCTGCGATTTGGCGGTACGCTGCAGGTCGCTACACGATGGGCAAGGTCGAGCGCGCGAAGGCTGGCGAGTGCCTGCACGGACGCGAAGTCAAGTTCGAGCTCACCATCCGAGACCCGGTGGCCACCACACAGGCCGCGGCGGTCATCCGCGAGCCTGGAGAGATCACAACCACGTTGGTGCTCCCGGATGGTAGCGCCACTACGTAGGAGTTGCACATGCCGATCCCGAGTGTACAGATCACAGACGTCCAGGGCGCGCTCGGCGTGATGCCCGCTTATGGCCGTGGAGACATCGCCGTAGTCGTGGGGCCGTCCACCGACGGGCCGCTGGTCACCCCGGTAGGCCAGGGGAAGACCGCAGACGTGGCGAGCAACTACGGCAAGGGCCCGCTCGTGTCCCTCGCCTCGAGGCTCATCAAGAAGACAGGCAAGGCCGTGATCTGCGTCCGTACGAACATCACCACCGACGGTGCGTGCGGGGCAGTCGACTCGACGGGCGTCACGGGGACCAGCGTCCCCACGGCAGATGCGTCCGTTGACCCGTACGACGAATACGAAGCTCACATCGAGGTAGTCACCGGAGGCACCATCGGGTCCGCGGGGATCACGTACAAGTGGAGCCTCGACGGCGGCCGCACGCAATCCGCGATCACCTCGCTAGGGACGGCGAACTCGATCACCATCACGGCGGGCAACGTGAAGTTTGACCTCGCCGCCGGCACCCTCGTTGCTGGTGACGTGTTTTTCTGCCGGACGACTCCGCCCCTCGAGGACGCGGACGACCTTGAGGAAGCCCACACCGCTATCGGGGAGACGGGCCTCACCTGGAACTTCGCTGTCTACGCGAACGTCGTCACCGCGGCGAAGTTCGCGGCGATCGACACGTGGCTGGACACGCTTTGGGGGGCGGGCAAATTCAAGGCCGCCCGCTGCAACGCCCGAGGGCCAAACGTCGGCGAGACCGAGGCGCAATACCTCGCAGCGATGGCGCTCGAGTTCGGCGCGACCTCGTCGGAGTACATCGCGCTGGCCGCCGGCTACTGCGAGTTCATCGACGCTATGGCTGGCTCCTCGAGGCAACTGCGGCGCCCCGCGAGCTGGGCGACCACGTGCCGCGCGCTCGACCGTCGCGTGATTCCCTCGCGCAACGACCTCGGCCAGGTGGACCTCGGGCCCATCTCCGCTGACCTGGTCATCCGCGACGCGAACTTGTCACGCAAAGCCGGCCTGCACGATGAGGCGCTGGATCCAGGCCTCGACGCGCTCGGGTTCGAGACCCTCTACTTCGACGAGGACTACAACGGAGTTCTGTGCACGACCCCGCACGTGTTCGCCTCGGTCGGGTCGGACAACTACCTTTGGCAGTACCGCTGCGTGAAAAACCGGTGGGCTGACGCGGTGCGCGCTACGCTGAAGAAGCGCTGCAGGAAGTACGTCTTCGTGAGCGCGAAGACGGGCTACATCACGAAGCCGGAGGCCAAGGAGATCAACAACCTGGTCGACCAGGCCGTGCGCGACGCGGTGGGAGACAGCGTGTCAGCGGCCTCGTTCAAGGTCTCTGAGACCGACAATCTTCTGGCGCAGAACGCCAAAATCACCGGCGACGGCCGCATGGTGCCACTCGCCTACCCGGTTGGATTCGAGGTCACCGAGGGGTTCGTCAATCCGGCCAATGGCCAGACGCTGTGAGGTAGACGATGGCAGACGTAATCGATCTCAATGTGAACGGCCGGCTTATCTCGGCGGGCCATCACAGGCTCACGTTCTTCGGAGATTTGGCGGAGGGCGTCACATCGATCAGTTGGAGCCACAGCCGCCGGCGGCCCAAAGGCGTAGGCGGCAATCCGTCGAAGGGCGAGCGAGGGCGCGGCAAGGGTGCCTACGTGTGTGACGTGCTCAAGATCAAGGGGCACACGGACAGCATTGGAAAGCTCCAGATGCGCTTCGCTCAGGAAGCCGGGAAGTCGGACATCACCGAGATCAAATGCCCAGTCGTGCTGCAGTACGACACCAACGACGACACTGGCGCAGGGGGCGACGAGTTCGTGTACGCCTTCATTGATTGCCAGTGGGAAATGGACAGCGGCACGATGGAGGGCGAGGGCGGTGACCCGCAGCAGGAAGAGGCCGAGCTGCAGCCGAAGCGAATCAAGAAGACGATCAACGGCGTAGACGTGACGCTCTACGACGCAACGGGAGAGGTGTGACGTGGCGAACTCGACCGCAACAATCGCCGTCGACATGAGCTACACGGGCCCCGGAGGCTCGGTGGTGTCAGCTCCGCGCAAGACCATCCAGGTGCCATACCAGGGGCTCAGCGAGGGGCGGATCGACGTGCCTGCCGCCGAGGCCGACGCGACCGAACACGTGATTCCCTTCGGCTCCGTCGGGACCGTCGCCACCTGCGTGCGCGTCGACAACAACACGGACGCACGCGTGGCAATCAAGATCAACGGCGCAGCTGCGACGTCGCACGCGCTGCCTCCGGGCGGCTCGCAGATCATTGCGGCGCCGGTGGCGGACGAGGGCACCACGCCCAACCCGCTGACCGCCATCACAGCAATCCTCGACGAGGCTGCGACCCTCGGCGGGACGATCGACTACTGGGTTTTCGGCGACCCGACCTAACCGCCGAGGGAGACGACGATCATGGGCCAAGATGATCAGGACACCACCACCACCACCGACCCTGTCGAGGAGCTGACGAAGCGCCTTGAGCTTGCACGTGCGTCGCGCGAACGCGCGGAGGCCTCGAGGCGAGCTCGCTTCGCCGTTGACGACCTACAGCGGCAGGTGGAGCGCGAGGAGCAGGCTGCGCAGGACACCGCAGCGATCGAGGAGCTCGAGGCCAAACACGGCCGCGAGGGCGTCGACATCGCAGTGGTTCGGACCTCCTACGGCGCAGTCGTCGTCAAGAAGCCCTCGCGGCTCCGCTATACGCGGTTCGTCGACGCCGGCAAGCACAACCTCGACAACGTCGAAACGCTCGTCAAGGAGTGCCTCCTGCACCCGTCGAAGGCCTCCTTCAACGCGATCTGCGACAAGGAAACCGACACGATCAGGCGCTGCGGGAATGCCATTGGATTCCTGCACGGCATCCGAATCAAGGAGGAGCTGCCGGGAAAATAGACGCGCTGCTAGCGGCCATTCGGGGCCACGGGCAGCCACGGGGCAACGCGGGTGTTGCGGCGGAATGTATCAGGTCCCTCGTGGGCAGGGACGAACGAAACGACGCGGAGTACACGAGGCAGATGACTGGCGCGATTCTGATCTACGACGCAATCCAGGACCTGCAGGGGCTCCGTAAGGACCTGCGCGCCTGGATGCGTGCGCAGTCAGCGCCGGTGAAAGGCGCCAAATGAGCAACTCCGCCGCATTTGCCGAGCTTGACCGGATGATCGAGGCCTGCCGCTCGATGGCCCTGATTCCCAGGGAGGCTGCCCCGCTCATTGGCGCGAAGCTCGAGCAGCTCCTGGCCGCCAGCAACTCAGCCGGTACGAGCCCCGAGGGAGCCGCGTGGGCAGCGACGAAGGCGGGCAATCTCCCGCTTCGTGGTGCGATGGGGGCAATCAAGGTCGACGTCATCACGACCCGGATCATCGTGACCCTCACTGGCCACTACGTCTTTCACCAGCGGGGCACCACGCGCACCCCGGCGCGCCCCATGATTCCGGCGATGCTTGACGCCAAGATGGCTGGGGCGATCCGCGAAATCTACCGCAAGCGATTTGAGGCAAAGGTGGCTGTGTAATGGCTGACGCTACCGCAACGTTCGCCCTGAACCTCGACGCCGACATGGGCGCTGCGGGTGATGCTGCGGGCGATCTCGACCTGATGAAGACTGCCATCCAGTCCGATATCCGAGAGCTCAACGCGCTCAAGCGCGCCATGGGCGACGTGCAGAAGGGCGCGACCGTCGACATTTCCGCCTTCCGCGCGATGCAAGAGCGAGCCAAGGAGCTGCAGACCTCGATCGCCAAGGGACAGACCGATTTCGTCCGGCTCGGCGGGTCGTTCGCATCGGCGGAGAAGGGCGTCAGCGGGCTCGACGCGACGACGAAAAAGGCACTCGGGCCGATGGGCGAGCAATTCGAGCGGCTCACAGCGATCAAGGACTCACTCAGCGGACTAAGTGCAGGGACGCTCGCGGCTGGCGCAGGTGTGGCGGTGTTCGCGGTTGCGGTGGTAGCGGCTGCTGCTGCGGTCGCGTACGCGGTAGTCGCTATTGGGCAGCTCGTGATCGAGATGGCGAAGTTCGCGCTGCAGTCGAGTGACGCAGCTCTCAAAACCGAGGTCATGCTCGAGGCCCTCACCGGCTCCGCGGGCGCAGCGAGCGACCTGGGGAGCACTATCGCCAGCGTGTCCAGCAAGGTGACCGTGAGCTCTGCGAAGGTGACCGAGCTCGCGACGAATCTGTACAAGGCGGGCAAGCGCGGGGCCGAGCTCGAGGAGGCGCTGTACCTCGCATCCCTCGAGGCAGACGGGCTCAAGGGAGCGTCGCTGGAGACGGTCCAGAAGCGCATGCGGTCGCTTGAGGTCCAGTCGATGAAGTTCAAGCAGAACCTCGCCGACATCTTCTCCGGGCCCTCGACGGGCAAGGCTGTAGGCGGGTTCCTCGACTCGATGAAGAGCGTCCTCGAGGTGTTCGACACATCGACGGCGTCGGGCAAGGCGCTGCAGTCGCTTGTGTCGGTGATGCTCGACCCGCTGTTCAACGCAGCTTCCGCTGTCGGCCCGTACGTCAAGAACATGTTCAGGGGGCTGGTGGTTGGAGCCCTGCTCATCGCTGTTGCGGTGCTCCGCGTCCGCAACGCAATCTCGGAGGCATTCGGCGACACGTCGATCTTCTCGGGGATCGACATGATGAACGTGGCCTTTTACGCTGGAATCGTCGTTGCTGGTCTCATTGTCGTTGCGCTGCTAGCAGTCGCCGCCGCGGCCGGATTCGTCGCGCTGGCGGTCGGAGCTGTAGTCCTCGCGTTCGCCGTGATGGCCATCCCGATCCTGCTGGTGGTGGCGGCAATCGGCCTGGTCGTGGTGGCTCTCGCAGCCGTGGGGTATGCGGTGCACGCTGCGATCGGCTGGCTGGCAGACCTCGGCGCAGCTGGGGTGGAGGCCGCGGGAAATCTGATCGATGGGCTCGCCGGCGGAATCACCAGCGGCGCGGGAGTTGTGTTCGACGCAATTCGCTCGATGGCCGGAGGGCTCGTGTCGACGTTGCAGAACGCGCTGCAAATGCACTCCCCCTCGGCCATCTTCGACGACCTCGCAGACACGGGTATTGCCGGCGGCGTCGTCCAGGGTCTCGACAAGGGCCAAGCGCGCGTTGACAAGGCCGTTGAGTCCCTGGTGTCGATTCCTTCGGTGCCCACGGCCTCGCCCCCGAAGGCCTCCGGCAGTGGCGCGCAGGTGACCGTGCAGCTGACCTTCGCAGGCGGCACTGCAGCGGAGCAGACGGCACAGCGTACGTTCCTCGAGCAGATCTGCGAGACCATCGAGGAGGGCCTCGGGCAAGCCGGCGTCCCACTTACCCTCGAGGTGGCGTGATGGCCGAGTTCACGAGCGCCCAGATCAACCCCTACGACTTCGGCGAAGCGTGGGACCGAATCATCCTCGACGACACGCCGAGCCCTGGCCTATGCGTCGACTGCGCCGGCGAGAACCCGCGAGCTTGGGACAAGGCGAAGGGCTCAGCGAGCTCCGGCGCGACGCTCAAATACGGCGGTGACGACCTGGCCGAATTCCCCGTCAAGATTCGCCTTGGATACGAGTCCGCCGAGCTGGGGACAGCGCGAGAGCAATTCGCGGCTTGGGACAGCTTCAAGCAGTTACTCAAGCCTCCGACGGAGAAGGCGCCGAACGCGCGCACCATCTTCCACCCGAATCTGCAGCTCTTGCCGACGCCGATTACCGACGTGCAAGTAAAGAACGTGCTCGGCCCGAAGCAGGTGGAGCCGACGATTTGGGAGTGGGAGATCCTCTTCGTGCAGTACCGCGCACCTGCCCCAGCTGGTGCGAAATCGACGGGCGGCAAGGGCAGCACCGGCGGCGCGTCTGGTGGTGACGCGGTCGACGCTCTCATCACCACCCTGACCAACGAGGTCAACAGCCTCGCGTGAGCAAGCCATGCCTGAGCAGACCATCGCAATCAACGGAAGCAGGGTCAAGCGGCTCGAACTCGCTGTCCCGTTCGCCGGCGCGTGGTCCGTCGAGGCAGACTTCGCTGAGCCGCTCGAGGCCTCCAGCCTAACCGGCTCCGCCGTCGTACAGATTGGCCCCTTGACGCTGCGTGGCACCTTCGAGGACCCAGCCTCCGGGTCTTACCTGCTCGACTCACGGTGCCGCATTCAGGGAGGCGCGGGGGCATGGTCGACGCAGCTCCCTCGCAAGGCGTACCACTCCGACGCAGGCGTACGGTCGACGCTTGTGCTCGACGACCTGGCGCGCGAAGTGGGGGAGACCTGGGGCGTGCAATCACCGCCGCTGGTGAGCCTGGGCAACGACTGGGCGCGCCGTGCCGGGCCAGCTTCCGCGGAGCTCCGGCGCGTGCTGGGCGACACGCCGTGGTGGGTCGATTACGAGGGGGTCACGCACGCAGGGACACGCGACCAGGTAGAGGCCTCGGCAGCGTACGAGATCCTCGAGTTCGATCCGCGCTACCGGGTCGCTACAATCGTGCTCGACGACCCTGGGGCGATCCGGGTCGGAACGCTGCTACGCGGGAGGCTCGACACCCCGCGGGCCGTGCGTGAGCTGCGGGTGATTGTGACGCCGGAGTCGGTCCGCATGCGCGTCTGGGCACCGGAGTCGACTACCTGGGGCGGGAGCCGACTCATGCGTGACCTCGAGGCAGCAGTGCGCGGCGTGCTACCGGAGCTGCCCTACATCGGGACGTACCGCTACCGTGTTGTTCTGCCGAATGTCGGCGACCACCGATGGATCCTGCAGGCCGTCAACTCGGACATGAATCTACCGGACATCTCCCCAGTCTCGGTGCATCCAGGGATCGCTGGTGCGGTGGCCACGCTGCCCCTCGGCGCTGTGGTCCTCGTGTCGTTCATCGAAGGTTCGCCGGCACTCCCATACATCCACGGATTCACTCCGCGCGACCAGGCCGGCTGGCTGCCCTCTGCGCTCGAGCTTGACGCATCTGGCACGGTCACCGTCGGGGCAAGTGCCGACCTGGTGGAGCTCGGGAGCGGCGACGAAACACCCCCGCCGGCGAACCCAATCGGGCGCGTGCTCAGGTACGGCGACACAATCGCGCTGCCTCCGCCAATCAGCGCCGACTACGTGCTAATCCCGGGAAACATCCCCATGGGCGTGGCGAGGGTCAAAGCATGAACGCCTTTTTGGAGCAAATCGCAGTCGCGCTGGCGGGCGAGGCGCAAACCGCTGCTGCGCCGTCAACTGCGTCGCCGGACTACGGCTCCGACTGGGCGTGCGCCGAGGACTGCGACGCTTGGTTCACCGAGTTGGCCGGCGACGACCCGCGTCTTGTTGCTGAGTACGCCTACCGGGGTATCACGGCTCCTCGAGGGTCAATTCCCGGAGCTGAGGACGAGGGGATCTCGCTGAGGGAGTTCCTCCGCAAGCCGGCGACGCCTGCAGAGATCAGCACCTGGCCAGGGCGCGTGAAGGCCGAGATCATGCGCGACGACAGGGTCGCCGACTGCACGGTCACCTTTACGGAGCAGTCGTCAGGCGTCTGGACCGTGGCGATCCACGGCGAGACAGCGCGCGAACCGTTCGACCTCACTGCGGTGCTCACCGCAGACGGCGCCACCCTCAAGGAGATCCTCACGTGATCACAGTCGCCGATCTCATCCAGCCCGTCACCGTCGCAGAGGCGAAGGCGTCGCTGTACACAGTGCTCATCTCGCTCGGTGCGCCCACGAGTGGTTGGAAGCCTCGCGCGGCCATCCGGGTGACCGTGCACGCTGTCGCGGTGCTGCTCGCCGCCACGTCGGTCGTGGTCGCGTGGATCGCAAAGATGTCGTTCCGCGAGCATGCGTCGGGCGACTGGGAGACGCTGCGGGCCGAAGGCTTCTACGGGTTGACGCGGTTCGATGCGACGTTTGCGGCTGGGTCACTCACCCTCAACAACGGTGGCGGTGGAGTCTACAACAACGTCGCAGTTGGCGAGCTCGTTGTGCAGAACACGAACCCCGCGAGCCCGGCGTACGGCAAGACGTACCACAACAGCGAGCTGTTTTCCCTCGCGGCTCTGCAGACTGGGCTCGCTGTCACCATCGAGGCCGACGAGGCCGGGGCCGCCAGCAACGCGATTCCGGGAGACATCACCGGCTTCGTGACGCCTCTCGCTGGAGTGACCTGCACGAACGCCGCGGCCGTTGTCGGTCGCGACGCGGAGACCGATGACGAGATCAAGCTCCGCGAGGACACGTCGATCGACGCGCTAAGTCCGAACGGGGCCCCGGGCGCGTACGCTGCAGTCGCGATGACGCTGGAGGACGGCTCGCCGCGCATCCTCCCCAGCGGGGCCCGGATCACCCGCGTGCGAGTCAACGATAACTCGGCGACGGGCGAGGTCGTTGTGACGCTGGCGACCGCAGCGGGCCCGGTGACCGGCGACGTCAACGACCCTGACACGGACCTGGGCGCGGTCAACCTCGCAATCCAGACCACATGCGTCCCGCTAGGGATTGCCGGTGCGACCGTGCGCAGCGCCGTCGCAAAGGCGATCGCGTTGACGTACGAAGCGTGGATCTACTCCACCGCAGGACTCACAAGCGCGCAGGCACAGGCCGCCGTGCAGGCGCAATTCGAGGCATGGATCAACTCCAGGCCGATAGCTGGCGATGTGCTGCCGCCGGCGACCTCGGGGTACGTGTACCGTGAGCCGCTCAAGGGCGCGGTCAAGGCAGCATCGCCGTACCTGTTCAACCTCGCCGTGACAGTGCCAGCCGCGGACGTGGCCGTTGCAGACAACGAGGTGCCTACGGTGGGGGCGATCACCTGCACAGCCATGCACGTGGTGACGCCATGACGCCGCTTCGCGACCGCATATTCACCATCGCGCGCGCTCCCTGGCTGCGGCGATTCTGGCTCTATCGGCTCATCTATGCGATCGCGCTGCATTTCGACGCGATGATCGACTGGGCCGTGATGGCCGTGAAAGCGCGCTACCCCCAATGGTGCGCAACCCACTTGCCGGATGCCCTGCCCGCGCTTGGCCGCGAACGGGGCATCCGGCGAGGTCCTTTTGAGACCGATACGCAATACGCCGCTCGGCTCGCGAGCTGGTTGCGAGACCGCAAGCGCAAGGGGAGCCCCTACGCGCTGATGTCGCAGCTAGCAGGCTATTTCACTGGGTATCCGGTCAAGGTCCGCGTCGTCAACAACCGCGGCAGTTGGTACACGCGCGAGGCGGACGGCACCGAGTCTTGGCATCGCGCGACCCCGACGAATTGGACGTGGGACACGACCGGTGGGACGTACGACGCGCGGTACTACGTGATTGTCTACATCGATGAGTTGCCGCTCGTTTCGGCGAAATGGGGCAGCGGGCATCGGTGGGGAACTGGGCTTATCTGGGGCGGCCGTATCCTCCAGGGCATAGGATCGGCGTTGAAGGCCATCGTGCGCGACTGGAACCCGCCGAACGCGCAATGCGACTGGGTGGTATTCGCGAAGGACCCGCTGACGTTCGA